ATAGTGTAGGGGGAAACCTATTGTTGTTATCTAAAAATCTATCAAAAATAGTTAGTTCAATTGAATTCAACTTGTTAGCGTCCCTGGAAATTGTTCTTACTCTCCCGCTATGACTTTGGAAGTTGTCTGAATTTACTGATACGTTTAAGAACGTTTGCCCGTTCGGTATTTGAGTTAAATTCTCAGTGATCCATTGTATCGAGGTTTGGATAGTTATCTTGAAAGTCGATGATTTCCCAAGACCACCAGCAAAAGGGATACGCCAGTCAACTGGGGTGATATTAGATATATCTTCATTGCCAAAAGTCCAGACATTCCCGCCATCTGTCGACGCAAGCTTAAACTCTAATGAAGCATTTATTAATGTTGATGATTCTATGCTTGTTAAAGTTCTCAAACCACTAACCGCCCTGAAATGATTGATTCCTCAATTAACTGTAAAATTTCTTCTTTTACTTCGTTCGGTGAAATTGCGTTTATGTTGAAAGTCATACCGCCGCCACCTGTACTTCCAGGCGGTAACACAGTTTCACCTTCCTTGGCAATTATCAAACCCTCGTTACTTTTGGCCCCTGGAAAATTTATAAGATTATCATGGCCTATATTACCGCCATCATGGAATTTAAACTTTTGCAACCTTGAAGGTACGTCGTAAAGTGACCCAGTATCAGAAATCATTTGTCTTTTTTTCTGATCTTCCGGGGAAAGGTCATCAAAACCGCCTGAAATAGCACCAACAACAGCACCGACAAAAGAACCGCCTATATTGGCACCTTTACCGCCGCCCATGGTCTCTATTAGTTTTTGCACAACCCTTACAAGTGCCGTTAAAACCAGGACACTTGCTGCTAAAGATGTATTTAATATCACTATATATTTTGTATTCTGAAATATAAATTCAGCTAATTGAACTATATAGTTTTTTATTTCATCTAGTACGCCAACTAGTGAAGAAATACCTAAATCCGAAGCAATTAAAGCGTCCTTTACAGCGTCCAACGAAGCCTCGACGCCTTCTAAGTTGCCACTTATAGCGTCCCACGTCGGAGCCATAGCATCAAATACAGTCTCCAACCGTTCCAACACTGCGTTTAGCTTTACCAATGCTGGCTGGAATGGTGAAAGTACATTGCTTAATTTAATTAACCAAGGCACTAACTCCCCCAACCAATGACCAATTATTTTGATCGTAGGTTTTAACTCATCAAGAATAACTACCAATTCATCGAATATCGGAATTATTGCCTCGACGATAGGGTCCAGCAATTCAGATAATTTTTTGTTTAGTCTGTTAATTTGTTCTCTAAATTTTTCATTTGATAAAAGTAATTCAGTAAAGAATCCAGCAATAGCACCTAAAGGCCCCGCTTGTTGGAAACCTTGAATTGCACCACTGACGCCCACAACTTGACCGGCAACCTGTTCACCTAAGCCACTTGCATACTCACTCGCCTTCGCCCTTGCCTTCGCTCTTTTGCCTTCCGCTTTTGCGTTTTTTAGTGCGATTGCAAGTATTTTCTTTTCTATCTTTTCTTGCTTAGTTAAGGCTTTTAAAGTTTCTTTTGCTTTGTTTTTGAATGCGGTTTCAGATTTAGCAACCTTCCTTACTGCCGTCTCCGTCTTTTCAATAATTTCAGTACCGGCAGCAAGTATTTTGTTTATCTCTTTGAATTCATCAGGCGACGTTATTTCCGCAAATGCTGCCCCTATTAATTCGCCATTAGTCTTTGCCGTTTCCCCGATGGTTTCGTAAGCACCGTTTATTCTTTTTATCTCTGTCTCTATCGCTTCAGAACTACCCGCAAATGATTCCTCAAAAGACTTTGCCGGTTTAGTTGATTCTTTTTTAAGCGTTTCTAATTCGTTTATGACAGGAGCAAAAACGCCGTTGCTATCTAAGGCCGTTGACGTTTTTTTCATACTGTCTTGAATCTTCTTGTCAACTTCCTTTAAAGTCTCTTCTAGCGGCCCAGTATCTATGTTGATTCCAGGTATTTTATTTGCTAAATTAACTATGCTCAGAATTGCACTTGCAGTATCTTGTACGATAACGTCCCAAGCATTATTAAAATTAACGCCTAGTTTTTCAATAGCAACCGCAATATCAAGTATTGCTTGCAGTGCGGCCTTTTTTATAGATTTCCAACCTCGATCAAAACCATTTACTAATTCAGTCGTAAAGAAATCCATCACTCCATTGAAGGTAGTAGATATTATAAAACCGATTCCTTCAAATATGATTGACGCTTTTGATAGTATGTTTTGGAAACCTAAGACGATTAACTTATTGACCTTTGATAGTGCCTTGCCGACTGATTGAAATTGTTTTTTCAATCCAGTAACTAAAAGTTTAAATATCTTCCTGTAGTTGTTGACAAAGTTAGTTATAAAAACTGTCGTCTTTGTTAGTTCCTTTTCATTCTCTTTAAATATTTTTACTTTTGCACCGCTTGTAGCTGATTCAAGTAATTTATATTTACCTGTCAGGGTATCCAATCTTATTTCAGACGCTTCCGACGCACTGTTTGCTTTGCTTTGCGCTTTTGCAAAATCATCAAAAGCAGCCCCGCCTTGCTGGACTAATCGAGCGAATTTAGTACCTGCTTCTTGACCTAATAATTTAATAGTCTCTGTAAGCCCCGCCCCTTTACTGCTTAACTTCTCTATAATGTCTCTGAAGTCGTTTAGCTTGGGGTCCAGTTCTTCAGCAGTTAATCCTAAGTCTTGTAAAACTGTATTTGAATCCTTTAGATTTGCAAGTTTTGCCAAGGCCCCGTTTAAAGCAGTTCCGGCTTGTTCACCTTTAAAACCAGCTTTCGACATCGTGCCAAGTATGACGGTTAAATCCTCAAATTCAATCCCTAATGTCGCCGCCGTGCCTTGTGATGTTTTTAATGCTTCTTTTAAATTGTCGAAATTTTGAGGTGATGCACCAACGGTTTTTACCATTAGATTTACGGCTTTTTCTGCTTCTAAACCTTGTTCCGCAAAAATACCTAACGTGGTTGCAACTGTTGACGCACTTGTGGCAAGATCCGCCCCGGTTGCAGACGCTAAAGACATGACAGATTCAATTGATTCGATAGCATCATGCGGGGCGACACCGGCCCTTGCTAACTCCTCAAACGCTTTTGCAGCTTGAACAGAACTGAATTCCGTAGCGGCTCCAATAGCTTTCGCTTTCTTTGCTACTAAGTCTAAATTTTTCTGAAAGTCTTGTGATACTGCGGCGGTATCTGCAAGGGCCTGCTCGAATGCGGCCCCTTCTTCTACAATGGATTTTAAAGGATCAATCAAGGCATCTGCGGCCTTTTTAGCCAACTCCAAACCTTGGTTAAAGCCAATCATAGCAGCAGAGATGTTTTTTAATTTTTTCTCTGCGTTACCTTTTGCGTTTACCGTTAGAGTTGCTTTTGCCATTGATTTTCTTATTTATCTGTTTTTCAATTTCATTTGAAATGGTCTTATATATTTCAGCATCAATGTTGCATTGCTCAAAATATGGTCTCCCGTTCGGGTATTCAATTCGGTATATATTGCAACCGCTTTCAGTGATAGCAATATTATAACAACTGTCGAAATCGCTTAGCCAGAACGAGAAATATTTGCCGTAAAAAAGAAAATCTTCCAACCTGTTTGTGATATAATAACGGCTAACTACTTTTTTACGGTCTTTTCTTCTTCCACTCCCACCGTTGAAATGTTGATAATATTACTCAGTATTTCAACAGTCATATTTAAAAAAGCACCATATTCTGTAAGGTCCGCAACCGTTGCCACCCTTTCAACGTCATCAAGTTCAATCGTCAACCCCTGCAGGTCTTTAGCATACTTAGGTATTAATTCAGTAATTAAATTAAGCAACCTGGGGTCATTTAAACGCTCCAAGATTTTGCTTGTATCGCCATCTTCGCCGCCGAAGTTAGCAAAGTAACCCATAAGGGCCTGATAATCACCGACGTTTGCCGGTTCAATATCGACTTTTACATCATCGCCTAAGTCAATCGTCTTTCTTTTTAAACTAATTTTCATTTTTTCCGCTCCTGAAAAAAATTATGAGTAGGGGTTAACTTGGCTATTTGTTAGAGTAATTTCTAACGCAGTACCGGAACCCGTATTGAATAAACCTTGTGCTGTAAAACTTGCCTCGACTATTCCATCACCCGCCATTGTCGGTTCGAAAGTAAGAAACTTCATACTTGGAACGTCAATTAGTAATGAATCACTACCAACGCCCTGGAAGTATGCAAAGAATCTTTTTTCCGTGAATGATTCATAGTCTAGCATGTAAGAATGTGATTGAAAAATAAACGTCCCTGACAATTCTACAGTTTCATTATCAGATCGCATTATTTTATATGGTGAATTACTCGCTGTCAGCGTGTACAATGCTTCCAGGTTCTTATTCGCTGTTAAAGTCAACTCAGTTAGATCAACAACTGCAGCGTCATCATATGAGCAACTTGCCATATCCCATTTGAACGGGGCACCCGCTGGAAACGTTGGGGAAGTATTAGCGGTCCTAGTGTATCCGGCTCCAATAAAAGAACCGCCTACGTTCATCAACTCGCCGTTAGTAACTCCAACTTCCAAACTATCCAAGCACATGTCAGAATACAAAAATGCGCTTCCCACGTCTCTGAACACTTCTACAGTGAATGGATAACCAGCGGAACGACTAGAAAAATCATTTGTATTAGCCTTGAAACTATGCGCCCAGTGACTTGTCATTTCTGTGTTAGATTCACTTCCAGCCCATGCATGTAATAGACTACCCATTGCGATAGGGTGCGCTTCCATGCTCAAGTCACCTTCTACAATTGAAGTACCTCTGTGCGTTGGTGATTGTGCAAAGCGTCCATACATTGATTCCTCTTGAATTGTCTCCAAAGTATGAACGATTGATTCATCAATAATAGGGATATATGACAAACTTGCAACGTCAGCAGTCCCAAAATCATCTTGTACGCCGATTCCGACGTGCCCTTTCATTCCATAACCAGCCATAACTATTTCTCCTTAGTAGCGGTTTTTTTTGTCGGTTTCGGCTTGAGTAGTTTTAATTCTAATAGACGGTTAGCCACTGATCCATCTATCTCCGTTTCCGCTCCATTTACCACATTTCGACCTAATGTTCCATTGTATCCTGTCGGCCCTATCCAAGTGTATTTCATGTCAACCTTTCTGCTAGTATGTTAATTTCATAACCCCAAAGGTCATTTTCCCTTTCAATATCTAACTGGAAAGGATTGATTTCAAAACCTTTGATAATATTTACCGTATCGTTTAGCGTTCTATTGCTGTTTATCGCTGTCAATGTATGAGTTAACAGTTCGTTTAGTTTTTCGCCGCCTTGCTGATCCGTATCGTAGCGGATCTCCTGAACGTGAATTGTAAAATTAAATTCACTCATCCAAGGCTGGTTAACCTGGCAACGTCGTGGGTCAACAGATATATTATTGTTGTATATACCAATCCACGGTGCTCTGTTCGGATCTAAATTATATAGTTCATTCAGGTCAACATTTACACTACTTGAAACAAGCACTGAATCACTTGAAAGTATTGTATAAATTGCATTGTTAATCGAGTTAACCCAAATCATTTTAAATATTTCCTGACTGCATGGTTTATAAAGGCATTTGCAGAACTTAATATAATTTGATCAGCCTGCGATTTATCAGGGAATATTTTTCTTTGCGGTACGTTGATAGTCACAGGATTTTTTAACCTTACGCCGTATCTATGAGTTATCGTAGAAACTCCGCCGTCTTCGTGTATGCTTGAATAATTCTGTTCCGATTGTAAAACACCACTGTTAGAAGTCGCTCTGACCTTCCACTTGTTTCTTAACTGTCCGGTATCGTTTAGAATGACGCTTGATTTCTGCCTTCTATTTGCAATAGTAACCGGGGATAACTCTTTCCACTTTAAACTGCTGTTTTTATGTTCCCCGCCTTCTTTCTGAAAGTTCTTCCCGACCCAACCACGTAATTGAATCATTGTTGCTTTCATCATCGACTTACGACCAGCACGCCCAAACTTGTCTTGTAATTCGTTCAAACCTTTTGCAAGTTTCCGGTTGTCTTTTGTCGTAATCTGCAAACTGAAAGACATTAATCCAACCTCGTTATTAGATCATCGACTAAATCAGGGTCCACTTGTTGTTCAATCGGTCGTAACTGATTAAACGTATTCTCATAATTTTGCGTTGTACTCCAAGCGTCAACTCTTGCAGTATCAGAATACAAAGCAGTTCCATCAGTCATAATCATAGGAGTATTGCCTTGCCTTAAATCGACAAGGCGGTCTGTGATTTCCTGCTTAACTTTCAAATCTTCAGTGCTACCTGTACGCTGTCTATTCAGAATTCCTAAATATGCATGATGGATACTTAAATCTTTTGCCGTTTCATTATTTGAAGAAAACGGCAATGTGGAAAAGTACCCGCCTAGATTTTCATTTACCCGCAAGGCCCCATACGGCAACCAATATGAAGTTATATCAGTCTCGGAGACCCCCCGTAATGAATAAACCTGTGTAAATTCTGAATAAGTAGCGTAAGTAACTGTCATAAATATTTCATGTCCTGCAGCGGGTCAAGTTTTGATTTTACTTTAGAACTGATATACATTTGTAAGTCATTCTCATTGTAAAACTTTGCTTTTACCGGCGTTGGATTTTCCAGGTTATCACCAATTCCTGCTTTATTAATACTTAGTGATAGATCAAAGTTTATTGCACTTTTTCCTTTTAGTAAATCACTACTTTCAGAGTAATACGTTAAGGAGTCGTCAATCAGCCTATGTTTCTTATCCCTTACTAAGTCTCGCCACATCTGGCAGGCAGTTTCAGCACGCTCCAACATTTGATCAGTCACTTGTTTTGTGCGCTCAAATTCAAAGCGGTTTATATGTGATAAGTCACGAATCATTAAGAATCTCGCAAGGTCACGCTCTGGATATTTTTCACGGTCCTTTAACATCAAAGGCCAATTCCTTTGAAACCTCCCACGTCTCGTTTCTTCCGAGTCGTAGCCATAATGACAAATTGCAACAACTTTGTCAGGTAGCAATAAAGTATGGCCCGCCCCTGCGTTCAATTCTGTCTCCGGATGTTCATGGACAAGACCAAAAAACTTAATGCCTTTTCCTGTCCTGAATACCCGGCAAGGCCAATCAGTTTTTATAATTCCAGCAGGATCGCAACTAAAATGATGTTGGTGAACTGCATAAGAATCATATTGATTCCGTCTTAGATATGCCTTTAACTGTTGAGGCCATTGTAAGACTTCGTCATCATCCAACCAGAGTATCCAATCTGTTTTTGCTTTCTCAATAGTCTGATTTCTTGCTGAATCAAAACCCTGAACCATCGGGGATTCGATAGGAAAAATATTATCAGTGTAACGTATCGCAGTTTCATAAGTAACGCCCTTATCCCAATCGTTGTTAGAATTATCAATCCCTATAATAATACTGTCGGCTATCTGTTTAACTGAATCCAAAGCACCGCCAATTGTAGCAGATTGTGATTCTGTAATCATGCAGACTGAAAGGGATTGCTCCGGGAAAACTCTTGATAAATGTGCTTGGTAATCCATTTCTTTTGCAGGCTTATCGTTATCAGTCTTCAAAAAGCCAAATAATAAACCGCCCCTTGGCTGTTTAGCTTTAGTCGTTCCGTAGTTAATGCGCTGAATATTAAACCCGGTTTTATGACCTACCAATTCAACAATATCTTGTACTTCAAAATAATTGATATGCTGGTGTGGCTCGTTCATGTCCATATGGGAATGATACCAGTCAGAAATTCCGCCAGGAACCGTAAAGAAAACCTTTCCACCTTCTTTTACAAGTGCCGTTAATTGATCAACTGTTTTGTGTGGTGAAAATACATGCTCTAAAAACTCGCCCGCTATAACTAAATCATAACTTTCCTTTTGGAAGAAATCAGGAGAATCAACCGGGAATAATTTACAGTTATTAATTTCCTTTTCTTCACACAAGGCCCGCCCTGTCTTTAGCATGTCCTCGGAAATATCAGCCCCCGTAAATTCGATGTTAGGGAATTTATTTGCAAGCCAGCTTGTCATATTTCCATTGGCGCAACCATAGTCCAAAACTTTCGAGCCATCGGGTAAACTTTCGCAAATACTAGCCATCGCCATAGGCCGCTGATCATTGTCAAAAAAACCGAAATTTCCTAAACCTAACTTTTTATCAGAGTCCAAAAATCCCTTGTTAAGTTCTTCATAAAACCCTTTATAATCTGTAAATATTTTACCGTATTCTTTTTCAATTAACGCTAGCTCATCGGTTAGACTGTTTTCAATGCAATACCGCTTTGCTATCTGGACATCAGAATATTTAATCAAATGTCTTGCCGTAGAAATTTTATTTTCCTGTGCTTTTGACAGTTCACTTGCAACCAAGTTCTCAAGACTATCAATAGATTTTGACCATGCGTAATCTCTTGATTTATTGATTGCCTGGTCCCTTAACATTCTCCAGTCATCAGGGTTGGCGGAAAGCGTTGTAATTGCATTTACAAAGTTTTCAACAGAGACTTTTTCGTCTTGCTTTTCAACCCAATAAACACCGCCGTCTTTCAGCGTTTCAGATAAGGCCCCGAATTGAGACGCAATAAACGGAGTGCCCGCTGCTTGGGAATGCATCGCTGTAATACAACTAGTTTCTTCAAATTCAGTTGGATAGATATACAACCACGCCCTTTTTTCTATCTCCGCAAGATCCGCTTTCCCTTGTGGTCCAATGTTTTCAACGTTCGGCAATTGTTCACACCTCGCCCATAATGCGTTGTAATACGCTTCAGTATCTGGAGTTGTATTATCATAACCTGCAACCATTAATCTGATCTCAGGGTCGATTTGATACAATCTTTCCATAATTCCGTCAGGTCTTACTAACTGTTCCAAGCCTCGTTCCGGTCTTGACGTGAAAAGTATTGTCTTACTACCTAGTTTTATATTTTCGTCAATCTCGCTAGCGTTTTTATAAAGGTCGTCGTCAATTCCGTTCTTAAAAACTTCCAAAATCTCTTTTTTACAAGCATAGACCTTTTGCACTTGTTCACTATGGAATTTAGAAACAGTAAGAATCTTTTGTACATTGTAAGATTGTGCATTCCATTGGTTTTGTGAACGTTTTAACGCTAAATCGTGAGTCCACCAAAAATTAAGTTTAGAGTAGTAAATATCATGAAATGCGATAGGGTGCCGTTGCATGATCAAGACGTCGTGCTGTACCGACTTTGCAAATCTTGTGAAGTTTTCGCCTAGCTGGTCCGCTTGAGTAACATTCCCAATAGGCATATAGTAAACGTCGTCATAGGCCCCTTGTTTTTCAGGTTGACAACGGGTAAAGATAAATACTTTATTACCACGCTTTGCCAGTTCTTTAGCCGCATAGTAAGCCGCTGATTCACTTCCACCTAGCGATTTTCCTTCTTTAATTGAACCGCCGTCAAAGGGCATTCCTGGGGCATAGATTATGTAAGTTTTCATTCGTTCCGCTCCGAATAAATTATAGATTATAGATTAATGATTTCAGACCAATACTTTTCTACAGTATCAGACCAATTTAAAACGTTTATACAATTTGATGATTGAAGAGTCAATATACCGGCCCTGAATTTATGATAAGGAAAATGATTCCCAACAGTATTTTTCAATGCTCCTATTCTGTGAACAATGGGCAAGCAACCAGCATATTGAGCTTTTACCGCATTCAAGCAGAATAATTCACTGTCAGGATTGTCTAAAGGCAAGACCCAATATTGAGATTGATAATACAATTGTTCAATCTGTTTTTTGTTTTGATGCCCTACGTATTTGATGTCTTTCTGATTAAGCATTTCCATTATAGTTTTTACAAATGGCTTTGCTTTATCTCCCATTATTGAAAGCATTTGCTCGAAACCATAAGCAACTACTAAAGACATTTTAGGGAATACTTTTTTTATAGTTGCCCAATCTCTCAATAAATGAAGTAACCCCCTGTCAGGAGAAGAACAATATAAAATCTGATTTGGTATCCTAGTAACTCGATTGCTTTCGAGTCCATCAAAATCACAACCAAATGGAATTACTATATTTTTACTTTCAGGAACCCAGAAATGCCGACCTTTTAAGTAGTCGGAAGGATTGACGAAGTGAGAGATACTACCAATCTGTCGGGGTTTTTCAACTTCACAAGACCAATGAAGGATTTGTTTTGCTGGAAAATTCCCGACAGACCGGAGCGGAACCTTGAACATTATGACAATATCATTGTCAGTAGAAATAAAATTTTCCCTACTTTCAAAAGTAACGCCTTGATATATTTTTTTTGATGGTGTTTTTTGTGTGTGGTATACGCAAACAGGGGTTTGATAATGTTTTTGTAAAGCAATTGCCAAATAGACTACGGATTCTTCACTACCGCCTAACCCTTTTTCAACGCCTTCGCCTTCCCAACCGCCTGCAACTTCGTTTGTTAATATTCTGATCATTTTTTCCGCTAAGAAATAAACTTTCTATTTTCGATTCTTCTTTTTTTCTTTTTTGATTACATCAGTAACAGGTTGTTTAACCTCTACTTTCTTTACCGCTTCCTTCTTTTTTTCTTCTTCGGTTTTTATTGGTGACAATGCCATATTTCCCGCTTGTTTATCATTTTATCTGAAATATGAACCGCAAACAATCTTGCGGTTCATACGTTAATAACTACTGACTTGAAGTTACATTGGCAACTAATCCACCAAGATCGGCAGAAACAATCTTCTCATCTTGATAGTATCCAACTTCAATACCTTCAGAATGCCTGTCACGATTAAAAGGCAGTCTTTCAGCTTGCATACTTGGAACCCCTGGAACATTCCAGCGAAAAGTATACATAAACGAAGGCATTTCGATTGAAGGAGCACTTGGAGCATAATACAAAAGTACGTGCGGCTGAAATGTTCTAGTTAAAGACATCGGTTGCCCTTCCTCAGCACTGTTATAGTACCCACCACCAACAATAATTTCGTCAAGCTCAAACAATTCCGCAATCTGTTGCTTGCTTGCATTCATGCTAGCACCTGTCAAGGCAGTTGCTTTTGTCTTGTCGATAATGTTGTTGTTTCTTGCTAAGTAACGAAATGCTTCTCCACCAATCAACATTCTGTTTGGCTTGAATCCAGTGCCATCTTCAATCTGATCTCGGATAGTTAAGATGTCAGAGTAAGGGTCTGAATTGGAAAGATCAGTCCAAGAACTACCAACGTTTGCAGACGTTCCAACATTTGCAGTATTAGATACCTGCGTACCAACTCTTGAGTCCCAACCGTTTTTCAGTTTCCAGGATAAGATATTAGTCCGTCCGGTTTCTAATTGACGAATTGCAAAAGCGTCGGCGTTAGCACGGTCTTCCACAGTAATATCAGTCCGCAATGCGTAGTTTTTAGCAAAGTAAGAAACGGAAGAAACTGAAATCTCCACTCTGTTCGCTTCGTTGCCAGGAGCACGCACGGCGTTGTCTACTCGCCAAATGTCTGATTGTGACCAAATCGGCACTAAATCGCTTTGCTTTTGCACGTTAACAATAGGTGCAACCTTGTCAGCGAAGAACGACATCGGGGTATAATTTAAAGCTACATTTGACAAA